ACAAGAGAATGTAGGTGATTATGCTGTTACTCCTTGGGATGTAGTACGTATTCCTGCATGGTTAGACGAAGAAGCAGCAGAATTACTAGAATTACCAGTAGGTAGTAGTTATTTTCCTGAATGGAAGCCTGATGATGTTTTAAAAGTAGATGAAGCAGAGATTAAAGCTTCTAATGGTGCACGATATTGGAACTCCTTATATATGCAGGACCCAACTCCTGATGAAGGTGGTATCATTAAAAAGAAATGGATACAATACTGGGATGATGACGAGCCACCACCTTGTGAGTTTATAGTACAAACCTATGATACTGCTTTCTCTACATCAAGAACTGCAGACTATAGTGTAATACAAACATGGGGAATCTTTCATAGCTATGAAGAAAGTGAAGATGGTTATGAAAACTATGTATCACAACTAATACTACTAGGAAATATAAAAGGTAGATTTGAATATCCAGAGTTAAGAAGAATAGCACAACAATTATATGATGAACATAGACCTGATGTTTGTATGATAGAAAAGAAAGCATCTGGTCAATCACTTATACAAGATATGCGTAGAGCAGGACTACCTATATTAGAATACTTACCAGACAGAGACAAAGTATCTAGAGTTTATTCTGCTACTCCTATGATGGAAGCAGGTAGAGTATGGATACCTAGTAATAGAAAGTGGTCAGAAGATTTATTAGAAGAGTTATTACGTTTTCCAAATGCAGCACATGATGACCAAGTTGATGCAATGACAATGGCAATACATTATATGAAAGAGTCATGGCACCTTGAGCATCCTGAAGACCCAGAGTGGGATGACCCACCTAAAAAGAAAAAGGTTGCATACTGGAGAACTTAGTGTTATAATAAAAAATATTAGGGGATAATTATGACAAAAGCATTAACAGGGTTAGCAGAACTTTTAGTTAAAGGAGGAAGTCCTAAAACTAAAGCACAAGAAGTTCTTGAAACTTATACTAAAAAAAATAAAACAAAAGAAGAACTACAAAATATTTCTGATGAAAGTCTTTCAGAAGATGAAATTAATTTAAAATATACAGTTAGTAATAAAGCAAAAAGAGTTCCTGAAGTTGAAACAGCAGCACAAGAATTATATGAAGGTAAAATAAATAAAGTAGATTATGATTCTATTGTAAAACAATATCAACCAACTGAGCTTATTACATCTATGATAGATTTTCCTATTACTAAAAGAGTAAAAGCAGTTATGGGAAAATTAGGTAAAAAAGTTGGTATATTAAATGATACATTAAATCTTAAAGATTTTGTTGGAAAAAGAAAATCAGCACGTATAGATATTCCTGCTATGGAAAATAAAAATACATGGGTCGTTAGTTTACATGAAGGTGTTGATAAAAATAATAATATAATACTAAATGGTCCTGTTCAAGGTTATGGAAGAGCAATAATGTTACGAGGAAGCAATGATGGTGTTCCTGTAGTATTTACTTCAGATGAAAAAGTTGCATTAGATATAGCACGAGGAAAAAGATTTAGTAAAAAAGAAGGTGCAGATGTAAAGCAAAGTAAAGCAACAATAGGAAGAATGAATGGAATAGTTCAAGATTTTACTGAAGAAGAAGTTTATGCAATAGCACAAAGAGAATTAAATAACCCTAATTCAGAATATGTTCAAATAGGAATGAATCCTTTTAGACATAGTTATTTTTATGATAAAAAAACAATGGAACCTATTATATCAGCAAATGAAGTTCTTCAGGTAGGTCCTTTAGTTTTAGGTAAAGGAATAACGAAAGGAAAACCTAAAGATTTTAAATTTAAAAAAGGGGGTATGGTAATGCGTAATGATAATTACAATACACAGAGGGTAATATAATGGCAACAGAAAGAAATCCATTTGATAAGATAGAAGAAACAATATCAAATGTAATAGAACTTCCAGAACAAATAGAAGAAGCAACAGGGGCTCCAACTATAGAACCAGACGAAGATGGGGGAGTTACTGTAGACTTTACTCAGACCTCTATAGAAATGAATCCTGAAAGTGAAACAGAACAATGGTATGGTAACATTGCTGATACCTTAGATGATGAGTCGTTAACACAAATTGCAGAAGATACAATAAACAATTATACAGCAGACAAAGATTCCAGAGCTGAATGGGAATCAATGTTTGAAAGAGGATTTGATTTATTAGGATTAAAGATAGAAGATGCAAGTGAACCTTTTGAAGGTGCATGTACTGCTGTCCATCCTATGTTAATAGAATCAGCAGTTAAGTTTCAATCAAAAGCTATACAGGAAATGTTTCCAAGTAGTGGTCCTGTTAAGACACAGATATTAGGTAAGTCAACTCCTGAAAGAGAACTACAATCTAATAGAGTTAAAAACTTTATGAACTATCAAGTAACAGAACAGATGCCTGAATACTTTGATGAGTTTGAAAGAATGTTATTTCATTTACCACTTATAGGTTCAGCATTTAAAAAAGTTTATTATGATGCTAACTTAAAAAGACCAGTATCTGAATTTGTTCCTATAGACCAATTTTATGTTTCATACTATGCTTCAAACTTACGTAAAGCAGATAGATACACACATGTTATTTATAGAAGTCCTGTAGACTTAGCTAGAGATATGCGTTCAGGTATCTATGATGATGTAGAGTTACCTGAAGCTACTAATCCTAATCCTACATCTTTCTCAGAAAAGATGGATACAATATTAGGATTATCTCCTACAGAAAGTAGTGACCCACAATATACATTATTAGAACAACATTGTTATCTTGAGATAGAGGAAGACTATGCTCTTCCCTATATTGTTACTGTGGAAGAGCAATCTAGAATAGTTTTAAGTATTAGAAGAAACTATAAAAAAGATGATAAACAACAACAAAAGATTTCACATTTTGTCCACTACAGATTTGTTCCTGGATTTGGATTTTATGGGTTTGGCTTGATGCACTTCTTAGGCAATCTTACTATGACTGCAACAGCAGCTATGAGAAGTCTAGTAGACGCAGGTCAATTTGCAAACTTACCAGGAGGATTCAAAGCAAAAGGTGTACGACTTGTTGGCGATAATGAACCAATAAGTCCTGGTGAATTTAAAGAGATAGAAGCAACTGGAGTAGATTTGAACAAGGCAATTATCCCTCTCCCCTATAAAGAGCCTTCCTCTACTCTATTTCAGATGTTAAGTTTCATAACAGCAACAGGTCAGAAATTTGCTGATAGCACAGAACAAATTGTTTCTGATGCATCATCTTATGGACCTGTTGGTACTACTATGGCTTTATTGGAAGCTTCAAGTAAATTCTTTTCAGCTATACACAAGAGATTACACAAATCCCAAAGGGAAGAGTTTAAAATTCTTGCACGTATAGATTATGAGTATTTACCTATGGAGTATCCATATGAAGTTCCTTATGCTGAACAAAGTGTATTTAAACAGGACTTTGATGGAAGGGTTGATGTAATCCCTGTCAGCGACCCTAACATTCCTTCTAATGCACATAGAATGATGATTAGCCAAATGGCTCTCCAAATGGCACAGCAATCACCTCCTGGTATGTTTAATATAGAAGCATTAAATAGAACAATATTAACTGCTGCTAACTTACCTAATATAGAAGAGATACTTCCACCTAAACAAGAACCACAACAGATGGACCCAGTATCAGATATTATGGCAGCAACAAAAGGTATTCCAATAAAAGCATTTGAAGGTCAGAACCATGATGCTCACATACAAACAAAGATGTCTTATTTACAAGACCCAGAGAATGGTGCTAATCCTATCATGGCTAGAATAAAACCAATATTAGAAGCTAATATACAAGAACATTCAGTTATGAAATATCAAGAACAAGTTAATGGTATTACTAGAATGGGATTAGAACAGTTACCACCAGAACAAGCACAGCAACCTAATATAGCAGAGATGGCTATGGCAGAAGCTGCTAAACAAGTATTAAATGCTAATCAAGCTTTAGGTCAAGCTCAATCACCTGAACAACAATTAGTTGCATTAAAACAAGCTGAAGTAGGATTAAAAGAAAAAGAATTAAAAATGGAAGAAGCTAAACTAAATGTTGAATCTACATTAGATGCTCAGAAACTACAACTAGAAGAAGCTAAGTTAATGAAGGATGCAGGAGTTGCAGGTCAAAATGCTATGATGAAAAAAGAAAAAGGTGACCTTGATAGACAAAGTAAAGAAACAATGAAGCTATTAGATTTATTAGCTAAGTCAGAAATTGCAGAACAAAAAACTCAAATTGATTTAGAAAAAATTAGAAGTCAATCTTTAGAAAAAGTTATGAATATGGAAAACTTAGATGATAGACAAAGAAGTATGAAACTAATAGATGTTATGTCTAAAGCAATAATGGAAGATACTAAACAAGAACAACAAGTAGAAGAATAACTAGGGATTTTAATTGTCTATCGACTGCCCTAGCAGACAAGCCAAGACGATAGATATAATTTTATAAAGGAGAATAAATTATGGCGAATACAACTTTTAATGGACCAGTCAGAGCTGAGAATGGCTTTATTGGTGTTACAAAAGATTCAAGTACAGGAGCAATAACAGAAAATATTACTTATGGTAATAATGGTTTGGTAGCAACTCCAGTAACATTAGCTGATGCAAATACAAGTTTAACTGCTGCTGATAATGCAGGAAGAGTAAATATTATTCCAGATGTAACAGGTAATAGAATATATACATTACCTTCACCATCTGCAGGATTACATTTTAAATTTATTTATGGTGGTGTAGCTGCTGATGCTTCAAATCCAATAATATCTACAGGAGCTGATGCAAATTTTATATCTAAAGGTGGTGTTATTTTTCATGATATAGATGGTAATACAACAGCATCTGTTTTTCCAAATGGTAGTTCAAATTCTAAATTAACAGTTAATGTTCCAGAATCAATAGAAATTAATTTTATTGCATTAGATTCTACTAACTGGGCTATTTGGGGTGTTATAGCTGCAGATACTGCACCTGCTTTTGGAGACCAGTAATAATTAATTTATACTGGGTGGTAATTAAACTGCCCAGTATTTTTTTAGGAGAATAAAAATATGTGGAAACAACCAATTATAAAAGAAAT